GGCGCCGTCGGCCAGGATCTGCACCGATTTGCCTTCGAGGTGCCACAGGCCGTAGATCGTGGACGCCGGGGTGCCGGAGTACGTCAGGCCGCAGTCGACGAAGTACGCGTCCTCCTGGTCGATGAACAGCCGCGGCACCAGGCGCTCGATGTAGCGCACGCTGCGCCCGTTCACCGTGCGCCGCACCAGCAGGTACAGCGTGTCGCGGTTGTTCTCCGGGATCACTGCGACGCTCTCGACGAAGCCGTCCGTGTCGTGGTGGTGCCAGCCGTAGACCTGCTGCTCGGGCACGTAGGTCATGCCCAGGAGCACGCCGTCCGAGCGCACGGCCCAGAACGTGGCGTCCGGTGCGCGGCAGTACGCCACCTCGCGGATCGTGTAGCCGTCGAAGAGGTGCGGCGCCATGATCGACACGTCGTTGATGCGGTACGCGCCGGTGCCCGACGGGTCGAAGGCGAGTTCACGGATGTAGCTGCCCTGGCTCTGCACGTACAGCGCCGAGTTCGCCGCCATCGCCGGCTGGACGTCGGCCGCGCCGTTGCTGGCCTGCTGGCGGATCGAGATGCTGGTGGGCGTGATAGCCGGTTGGCCGTCAGCGTAGATGCGGAACTCCCCGCCCACGGTGAGCGCCACCAGATCGGTCAGGCTCAGGAGGTGGCGGATCGTGTGCTGCTGGTTGCTGGCGATCCGGAAAGCCATCGCGTCGTCGTCGCGCGACGGGATCGAGGCGGTGAGGTTGGACTCTGTCGCGTTGCGCGTGGCCCACAGGTTCTGAGGCTGCGCTGGCGTGCCGGCCATCCACCGCCGGCGCTCGTGGTACACGACGGCGGCCGGGTAGTCGCTCAGCCCGTTGACCAGCGTGCCGGTGTTGAGCGTGATCGTGTTCTCCGGCGGCGTGGTCAGCGTGTCGGGGGTGATGTTGTCGTCGATCAGACTCAGCGTCGTGGTCTGGCCGATGTAGCCGAAGACGCCGCCCCGGCGCTTGTAGACGTAGTAGCGCACCGCCCCTGCGGCGGCGCTCCAGGAGATCGTGTTGAAGTTGCCGGCGATCGTCAGGTTGTTCGTCGCACTGGCCTGCGTCGACGCGAGCGATTCCGTCACCAGATCCGCGGCCACCGAGGTGACGACATAGACTTGCTGCGTGGGGTTGGTCGGTGTCGGGCTGGTCGCCACGGCGGCCACCCCCGTCGGCGCCGGCAGCGTGACGGCGAAGTTCACGTCAGTGAACTGCCAGTTCGTTGCGCCCAGGCGGCGCAACTCGCGCATCACGCCGCCCGGCTGCGTGATCGTCAGCACGTCGTTGCTCTGCGCGTAGTGCAGTCCGAACAGCACCGACTCGGTGTAGGTGCTGGCCAGCGTGTACACGCGCGCCACCGTGGCGGTCGAATTGATCGCCAGGGGTGGAAAGCCCGTCGCATTGATCAGGTTGCCACTGGCGTCGCGCAGGTTGAAGTCGTTGGCGGTCGCGTTCGCGATCGTCAGGAACCGCCCGTCCACGGCGGGCGTGGCGAAGCCGGTCAGAAACACGGTGTCGCCGTTGCTGTAGCCGTGCGCGTTGATGATGAACCGTCCCGGGTTCGTGAGGTCGGCGCCGGTCACGAGCTTGCCGGTCTCGAGCACAGTGCCGTTGGCGCCGTGGAAGCGCACGTACTGGTGGCCGAACTCCAGGATCAGCGCCTGCGTCGCGCTGAACACGAAGGGGATCAGGCGCACCTGGCGCGTGCTGTCACGCGCCTCGTTCAGGAACATCGTGCCTTGACGTCGGGCAGCGGGGCCGTGGGCGAGGACCTGAAAGTTACGGCAGTAGCGCAGGCCGGTGTTGTACTTGGTGAGGTCGATGCGCCCGAACATGGTCGGCGCGATCTCCCCGCCGGCGAAGGAGCGAAGCAGGCTCTTGACCATTACCGGCGCACCCGGATGGCTTCTGGGATGAACTCGGCCGACTGCGCGCTGTTGTTCGCGTCGTCGGCCGCCGCAGTGCGGGCGGCGTCCAGTGCGATCTGGCGCAGCTGCCCGGCGGTCTGCGCGCCCGGGCGGCCACGGATGACCGGTCCGGCCAGGAACGACGCGAGCAGGTAGCTCAGCGCCGTGACGAAGGCCGGCGAGAAGCGCGCCGTGTCCTCGATGTCGGTGGTGTACAGCAGCACCGCATCGGGCTCGTTGGTGAGCAGCGTGGTGCCCTCGATCTGGAAGTCCGCCGAGCCCAGCTCGTTGAACAGCTGCAGCTGGTCCCAGCTCACTGCCCAGGTGTACGGGTAGAAGAGCGGATTGTTCACGAGCAGCGGCTGCTGCAGCACGCGCTTGGCGTTGAGGCAGTCGCTGGGCAACGCGTAGGCGAAGTTCCAGATGGTGCTGGGATTGGCGACCTGCGCGAGCTGAACCCGCTTCTTCGACCAGGCCCAGGCGTTGGGCATGTCCAGCAGCTCGCGCCGAGCCTGCGGGTAGAACTGCGCGCAGTAGCCGGCGTAGGTGCTGCCGTCGGGCGGATCGATCGCCGTGACGAGCGTGGTGGCCGCGCCGACGTGCGCTAGGGCCATGTTGCAGATCTCAACGGCGGAGGCCATGCTCAGCCCCCGTACAGGCGGTTGGCGACGTCTTGGTCACTGCGTGGCGACGCCAGCTCCATGTCGGTGATCTGCAGCCCCATGGACGCCTCGGTCTCGCCATCCTGCATCTGATACGCGCCAGTGCGCGTCACGACAACCTGTGCCGTCAGCGTGAACTTCGTACCGACAGCAGGAGGGTTTGTGATGCCGAGCTTCTGCATCGACTCGTCGCACAGGTCGATGCACAGGCCGTAAGGATACTTCGGTGCTTCGGGTGATCCGATGCTGCTGTATTCCTTGGCCTCTTCGGCCGTGAGTTGCATGTTCGGCATGTCGATTCCTTAGAGCAGCATTTCCTGTCCCTTGCGGAACGTCCACGTCGGCGAACCGACGTTGTTGACCGTGCGGATGCGCGCCCACTTGCCGGCGGGGACCATGCCCATCACGTTGGCCCCGCTCTTGGCGACGCCCTGCAACGCGACCGCCAGGCTGTAGGTCTGGCTCGCGGGCGTGACCATGGCGATCTGAACGTTCTGCGTGAAGGCCGCGTCGTCGGCGATCTCCAGGAAGCAGTCGCCGTCCTGGCCGCCGGCGATCGTCGCCGTGACCTGGATCTGCACGCTGTAGGTCGCGAAGGCGTTGCGCGTCGTGCTGATCTGGAACGGCGTGTTCAGCGGGCGCGTCACCTCGCTCTGCGTCATGGGTTGCGCGGGGTCGACGGGCGGGGTGCCGCCGAAGAACGAGCTTTGGTCCAGCTTGCTCACGGTCATGCCTTCGAGGTGAAGTACTCCAGCTGACCGTCGACCTGCACCGCAGCGGACAGGTTGATGACCAGCGCCTCGTTCGCGGCGGTCGTGTAGTACGGCAACTCGCGCAGGTCCAGGTACGCTCCGCCACCGGCGGCAGCGAAGTTGAAGACCTCGAGGATCGTGGCGCCGCGCTTGATCTGCACGATGACCGCGCCGGCGACGTTCAGACGCAGGCCGTACACGCGCGTGGCCTGCCCTGCGACGGCGGCTACCAGCGTGGTGTCGCCCGAGGCGGCCACGTTGATGCGCAGCGCGAGCGGCGCGGCGGGCGAGCCGAAGAAATTCTGCGCGCCCATGTCAGTACAGCGCCATGATGCCGGTGGCCGTGGTGCTGGTGGCCAGCACGCGCGTTACGCCGATGACCACGTACTGCCCGGCGCTCAGTCCGGTCAGCACTGCGGTGCCGCCGTTCAGCAGGTTGACGTTCACGTTGCCGGCGCCGGTGACGTACAGGCCGCGCACGCCACCGCCGTCGGGGCCGGCCGCGATGTCAACCGAATCGCTCGGCGTGATCGGGTTGGCTTGGTACTCCGGGTGTTCCGGGGCCGTCTTGCCGACGGTGCGAACAGACGAGATGAACATGGTGTTCTCCTACGAAGAAGGGGCCGGGCTGTTGGCCTCGGCCCCTTGCGGTTCGGGTGGTGGGGCGATCAGGCCAGGTCGGGCGGCACCTCGGAGGTGTCACCTGCAGCGGCCTCGCTCATGGTCTTGGGCTGCTTGTCGGCCGCGCCCTTCTTGCCGCCGGCGGTCTTGGCCGGCTTGTCGACGGGCTCGAACCAGTCGTGCTCGGTGAAAACGTAGCCTTCCGGCAGCGGCATATCGAACTCGTCGCCGATCTCGCGGACCTTGACGTTGTCGAACCCGATGGACTTGGCGATGACGCGCATGAGCTCTCCTTAGGCGTCGACCGTGAAGCCCGACGGGTAGATCACGTTGCGCTGCGGGTCGAGCGACAGGAACGCCATGACCGAGCCCTGCGTCGGGGCGGTGCCGGTCACGGTGTAGCGCAGACCCAGGTAGCGCTTGTAGTCGTCCGACGGGACCTGGACGCGGATCGCCGCGCCGGCGGTCAGGCCGGCCAGAGCGATGGTCCGGCTGAAGTGCACGACCGGGGCCGAGGCCAGGGTCGACGCGCTGTCGGACTCGAACGTCACGGTCAGCGACGTCAGGTTGTTGAACGCCTGCACGACCACGACGTTCAGCCAGAGGTCCTGGCCGAAGATGCCCTCATCCTTGAGGGTCGGGGCGCCGTTGGGCTGGCGGGCATCCAGCACGTTGGTGGAAATGGCCGTCGCGGTGATGGCCTGCGCGGTGCGCGTGCCATCGGCCGCAACCGCGCCGCTGAAAATCGTGTTGAGATCCTGCAACATGGTGCTTGACTCCTGTTTACCGAATGGTCAAACGACCCGCGCCTCAGTCGTGAGGATCTGGTCGCAGGTGCGGATCGGGGTGCCCAGGAACTTCAGCTCCTGCACCTCGATGCCGACGTCGCCGAACTGCTTGACCGCCTCGGTGATGCCCAGGGCGTTCTGGCTCTTGTTCAGGGCCTGGATCGCCAGCATTTCCTTGACCGTGCGGTTGGCGTAGAACACCGCCTTGCCCATGCCGCGGTTGGGGATGCGGGCGCCGGCGCGGATCATCAGCTTCACCAGGTCCGCCGCGCCGGTCTCGCTGACCAGGTTGGCGACGTTGATGTTGCAGATGCGCACGACGTAGCGCCAGTCCTTGACGTGCAGGCCGCAGTGCCACTTCCACAGGTCGGCGTAGGCGCGGAAGCGGTTCTGGTTGGCGTCGAACGCGTCGATTTCGCCCAGGTCCTGGTGCACCAGACCGGCTTGCATGCCCTTCGGGTAGATGCCGGTGACGGTCTCGGGGCTCCAGACGATCAGCCAGATCGACGTGTTGTTCGAGCCGGTGCCTCCGGCATCGATCACGTTGACGCTGTTCGTCGCGCCGGAGATGGCGGAGTAGCGCGGGGCCAGGCCGTTGAACTGCTCCGGGTTGATGGTGGCGTTGCCGTAGAACAGCGACTGCGCCATCTTCTGGTTCATGCCTTCGACGTGGGCCTTGGCCTCGCTCAGGCGGAACGCGTTCAGGTTGGCGTTCAGGTTGGCTTCTTCGACGTCCACCTCGGAGCGGTCATGCAGCATCGCCGTGGTGTCGGTGATCTGCGCGCGCTGCGACTTGGTCGGCGGCACGCCCTGGTAGAACGAGCGCCAGATC